ATAATGATAACTATTACTATTAAGGGTAAAAAAAATATATATTTATGTCAAGATATTTTTAGCCCTCCCCTGCTGCTTCCTGATTTTTCTCACCAATCCCTTTCATAGCTCTTTCCATCATAATTTGTTGCTTTAACTGAGCCTGTTGCTCCTGTTGGTATAACTGTTGGTGGATATCAGCGTGAGCAAGCATTATGGTTTTAGCCTTTTCCGGCAGAACTTTAAACTCCTTAGCCATTATTAATCTACGATGAATCTCATAGTGAACCAGATGATTATCATGTTTGAACAATGGATCATCATTTACTACTTCTTGCTCTCCGGTTTCAGAATTAACATCTGCTAAAAATATTCCTAGAATTTTCTCACCTGAATCTGATTCCTGAGCAGCCATGATGCGGAGATTTTCTTCTTCGGCACGTTCTACGTCTACAGAAGTTTTATTCTCAAATCCACCTAGACCTAATCTCCTTAAAATCTCCTGCCTGGTATCAGGATCTTGAGATAGATCGCCAAAAAACTGTCCGGTCTGAAGCAGATTAGTAATCATATTGGTTTTTCCAGCCTCAGTTGAAGTTGTCCCTGATGCTAATTCAAGCCTGACATCAGTATTGCCACGAAGATCCGCAGCCTTGAATTTAGTAACCCTGATAGCAGTACCTTTCCCGCTTATCTTAATCAACCGTTCTTCAGTATATAAAATTTGAGCTAATACTAATCTTTTCTTATACACTCGCTTTAATGATCTATAAAATCTATTAATATCCGGCCCATGAGAGGATTCAGCGGTTTCCCTCAATATATCAACCATTATCCCTGATGCCTTAGCTGTAGGGACTGAGCCGCCTAGAATATTTTTGGGATCACCGGCAGCATCCTGGGCGGCAGCCCTATGAATAGCCCTTGCATCTAAAAACTGATTCGGCAATGGAGTTCCACGCTCTACTTTAGGCTCTTTAACGCTATTGCTGTCATACTGGATTACTTTTAAAACCTGGCCCCATTTATCAAGGCGTTTTAACTGGACATCTGAGGGAGTTAGAACAAACGGCTGCCCAAGACCCTTTCTATTAATTGCCATGTCTTGATCTATCTGGTTAATTTGATCTTGAGGACTGATAATATCGTTTACCCCTGCATCTGACCAGAATCTACCAGGAACATAGTTATAGTGAAAATCAGTCAAGGTATAATACCATTTGTTATTTTCTTTTGGAATTGGCATTGAGCGCATATCGAGCAAAATCTTCCCATCACATTCAACTAAATACCGACCATCAGGATATTTAGCTGTAGGTCTAAATTCAACTTCTTTAAATATCACTAAATCTTCTTCCTTAAAATTGGATATTTGAGATTCTAATCCTGATAGTTTCCACGGTGAAACCTCTCCTAGTAATTTCATTAATCTAGCTTGATAGTTTATAATAGAAGGATTTGAATCGCCAGCTTTCAGGGTAGTTTTAAATATATCCTCTACCCATTCTCTAGGCTTCAGTGATTTAATCGCCACGTATGATTTTTTATCCAGACTATCCCCCAGGTTATCAACATGAACATTAAACGACATTATGTTTTCTGAAACTACTTCTCCGGTTGTGACAAAATTTGTCTTGGATTTATTAAGCTGAAAATCACCTGAATCCTTCATCGGGAAGGTTCTCATAAACGCTGTACCTACCAGCAACATCCATAGAGCAACCTTTTCCTTTTCTTCTAAAAATTCCTCATCGTTTAATGTGTCCATGTGAGCTAATACGTCCTGGCCCATTAAAGATGCTTCCCTATCTTCTTTTTCGTTGCTATTGGGGAATACCCGAATAGCAAATTCCTTGTTTAGAATTAATGCTTTCATGGAGCGCACATAGTCTCTGATAATATTGCTGACTGGAGTAGGAATCAATGGATGAGTGGGCTTCCGTCTAAATGATGTAGATGACACTACATATTCTAAATACTGCTCACCAATATAGTATAGAATATTTCTAAACCAAATTTTCTCCATAAGCTTATGATATGGATTGAGGTTATCATCAAATATTTTAAGTATAATTTCTTCCGGTGATTTTTCTTTACCTGTTTTATTACCCCATAATGCCATTTATATCTCCTTAGCTATTATCTAATACATCCTTGACAAAAGCTCTATCTTCCTTAGTCTTTACCCCTGAAGGCATGGATATAGGAGGCTTTTTCTTTTTCTTTTTACCAAATACACTTTTCAATGATGCCTGGACAGCATCACGAAGTTTCACATACGCAGACTTAGGCTTAGGTTCTGGCACAGGTTCAGGCTTAATATCAGGTTCTATCTTACTATACCTATCTATTGCCTCCTGATTTTCTTTCATAGCCTTTTTTATTTGCTGTAGCTTTGTCAGCGGTGGTGGTGTCTTTAATGCTGGATCGGTCATTTAGATACTCCTTGTTAAAAATTTGATCCCATCCGTCCCGCCATTTAGAATTACTCCCTTTATGACTTCCTGCATATAAATTTTCCCTCATAGCTATACTACCTGTAATATATCTTTATCTTCAATATCTCTTTGCTCAGTATCTCTAATTTTATCATTCACCTTTTTTTCTAACAGCTTAACACCCTGAACATAATCTGGAAAATCCTGAGACATAATTCTATTGAGCAAATCCTTTTCCCGCTTATTATATCTATATAAATCAATCTCCCTAGCTATAATTAAATATAAAATAAATATCAAAAACACTGATAAAACTAAATAAATACTGCCTAGCTGAAACATATAATCCTCCTTGTAAAATGTTATGGTGCTATACAATAAATGTCAAGATAAATTTAATTTAACCCGATATGTATGAAAGCCAAAATATCTCTCAGGTGAAATTATTTTAGCAGTATAATCAGTAGAATCAGGGTAAAACCCTAGTGATTCAATTTTGAGAGGTTTCAGCCCCGCAACAGTAATCTCATCATAACTTTGTTTGCTACCTTTGCATAAACTACAAGTTCCTGATATCATATCGTGAATGCAGCGAGTGTGAATCATTTTAAATTCCCTCCTCTATTTCAGTTTAGTGCTATTGATACTGTTACCACTGAATATCCTGGTGACTGATAATATTTACATTCATACGCAAATATCAAATATGGTAATATACCCTTGCTAAAAAGCCTGAATGCCATTGTCCCTCTTGTCTATGCCCCTTACAAAACTACATTGACCAATAATCATATAATGAATACATCTTTTTGGTTCTAAATCTTCCTTATCTATATTCATATTTATATAATCCCCCTAATTCAAACATATTGATACTGTCACTGTCGAATACTTCCTACTATTATACAAAAAACATATATAATCAAACCTTTGAAATGCTACATTTTCTGTATCTGACAGTCTAAATGTCATAATTATTCCCTTCCCTCTATAAAATCAAAAAATACTTACCTATCTTTTTTCCCGTAATCTATATACACCATATGCGTCAGTATCTACCATTGAGAAAAACTGGCATTTATTAAATACCTTACATCTCTTCAAATTAGCTAATTTTTGATAGTGAAAAACAATTGTTGGCCCTGTTATAACAGCAAAGTTCTGTGTTGCTAAAAGCATCTTAATACCTAATTCAAAAATCTTCTTACTTATAAATTTCATAAACATAATATTATTCCCTCCCATCTGAATATAAATCCATAAACGCCTCTAAATACTCATTTTCACGCTTAAAATCTTCTTCAGCATCTTCCTGAATCTTACTAACTTCTTCCCATGCAGCCCTTGAAACATTATCAAGTTTGTTCATCACCGCTTCTTTTTCCTGTTTAGCTATTGTCTCTGCCACTTCTGAATCTGAAACTCCCATTGGGCGGGCCAGGCACATTAACGCCCCTTCATCATATACGTGATCCTCCTGATCCCCATCAAGATCCTCAATATTATCTTCATCAAGGCATAAAGATGGGATTATCTCTCTAAATCTCACACAACTATCATACACTACCAACATCGGCATATCATTTTTCAATGGCAACAATCTCTCTCTAAACTGCTTTATCTTAGTTGCTCTATCGGGAAATATCTTAGTCAATGCTAATTTTTTGCTGACCTTTATAAATTCTTCATTTGTAGATGGGCCTTGACCACCCTGAGTATATGTAGGTTTTTTAGTGAAGCAATCAGGCGGGGCGTAGCGTTTCTTAACCCTATCATGAATCCCTATTGATTTTTCTTTCCTGATAATTTCTCTTGCAACTTCTGAATCAGTCAGCCTCAATCCTTGATTTGGAGTTCCGTTCCATCCATACCATTCAGCAAATCTATATAATCTATTATCACTATCTACCCACCACCAACCTATGCTAAATGGCGCACCGTAGCCCCAATCATAGCTCATATATACGGGGACATACTCAGGCAGGGGCATGGGTCTGATTAGATGGCCGCCATTTTCCACATAGTCGTTATAAAAATCAAACGCCTGGCCTATAAACACATCCCAATTTCCTTCCAGCCAGGCTTCTCTCAATGCTTTATTCTTAATAGCCTCTAAGCGTTTACGGTAATTAGGGTCTTTGAGGTCTAAAATTTTATTATCTTCTAAAGTAGATTTTACAAAACATGACGTGAACCCTGCATTATCAGTTTGAATCATAGCCGTTCCCATTGGATCAGGCTTGATAAACTGATGTTTGATAATTGTACTCCCCGGACCTCCTGGATTTCCTGTTAAAAACATCGTGCAGGGGACTCCATGTGGTGAACGTAAAGATCCTTTCAGCTTATCAATAGCCCTGTCTATAAATGGAATATTTGGTGCCTCATCAATACTTATCTCTGTATACTGCATAGATTGAAAGGTATCAAGCATTTCTGCACGTTGAACAGCCGTCATAACAATCTGAGCGTTAGGAAATTGTTTCCACCTGATATAATTTGTCTGCTGATCACCACCAATACGGATAGCAGGTAATCCCGCTAATATTAATTCATCCCATCTACGCCTGAGTTCGGCAAAGTCTTTAAACTTTCGCCTGATAACCAATCCATTCCAGTAATTACCAAACCGCTCTACGCCCCTGATATGACGACCTATCAGGCAATCTGATTTTCCACCCCCTCTTGTGCCGCCGAAAAAGGTAATATCAGCCGGTGATAAAAACGCCACTAATTGAGGCCCCTCTTGCGGCATCCAATAGGTTTTCGGTAATTCTAATTTAGGAGTGAATTTAGGTTTTTTCTTTGCCATTTAGACTGTAAAAATCCTATAGCTATAGCTATTCCTATTAATCTACTAAATCTACAAACTGAAAAAACTTGTCAATTTTAGCGAGCCATTTATCATCCTGTTTAGTCTCAGTTTTTACTACTATCGCTACAAATGTCGGCCTGAAATCCTCATAATGAGCGGTAATAATTCTTAACATCTCAAACGCCATTGATATTTTTGCAAACATTATACACCTCCTTGATTAAAATTTAACAATTCTTTTTTAACCAGTTTTATAATCCTTTTTTCCGACCTGGCAGTTCCCCTTATGGATGAATTCCATATTACCCTACCCTGCAATTTTCCTTTAATAACAATATTATCTCTATTCCTTCTCGCTTTAAAATCATCAAAACTTTCATTTTTCATCCTAATCATTTTTCCACCCTCTCTCCAGGCTCAAATTTTGGCCTATCAAGCTTATCTCGTCTTTTAGCCCTATCTCTTAAAATCTTTTCCAATTCCTCCGGCGAGATCCATTCTACCCCCTTTCTAACCTGATCCAGCCCCCCTTTGTTGATCCTTATATATAAATCCCCGCCCCTGACACCAACTCTATACACCACATTCCTTGCCGGACAGTGGGAGCAGCCAGCAAAAAAAAGCATTATAAATATCAATATTGCATATATCATTTATCTTTCCTCACTGAATTTATTAAAGTTCTAAGCCTTCTTAATCTAACAGACACCCCCGCCAAAATCCGCTCAACATCATTAATTTCCTTAATCACAACGTCAAATCCATTTTGTGTCAGTGATTTTTGGGGCTTATTACTATCATCATACATCATAATCCATAATCACACTTCATAATCTTAATTATTATTATATAGCTATAGTTAAACAGTATATAGCTAAACAGTATAGTATAAAAAAGTCTTAAAATTTGAGGTCACAAATTATTGGGGTTGTATGTATATATTCTTATCGGAAGGGGGAGACACCCCCCCCCGAAATTTGTCCATCTGGTCACCGCCAGCATTTATGATCATTGCCATTGTCATTGTCATTGTTGTATCCGTGTGTGTATGTGTGTATGTGTGTACGTGTCTTGTATATATGTATTCATGTATTCATGTATTCAGTATATCTGTATTCATGTATTCAGTATATACGTATATTGTGAATAGTAATATGTATCCCTGTGAATAATACTAAGAAAAAAAACGATGATTACTGTAAGTGTATTTATATTAGAAATCATTCCAGGAGCCATTATCTGTATCCTTGTGTTGAGTATCCTTGTGTTCGTGTATATCTGTAATATCTGTATCACGTGCTATTGTGTTCGTATCAGCAACGTCCAAAACAGGGTCTACAATCGTCGATCTCTCCTCAAGGTATGGTTTGCTATGCTTAATTGCTTGTTTGCCAAAATCTTTTTCATAAACACTCTTTGCCAAAGTCCTAAATTCATCTAATGTCAACTGCTTATGAGGTACGCCGGTCAACTGTATAGCACCGCC